GCTTTGGCCTCAGTCGCAGTTGTTAACAAGGCTTTGATATTGACGTACAACCAAGGCACTGCCAAATGGTATCCATCTTATTAAGGCAACATCATGAGTTTGCAAACCATTTTGTCAATCGCTGAAGATAAAAAATTTTATGTGTATTTGCATTTACGCAAAGACACCAATAAACCTTTTTATGTTGGCAAAGGATGCGGTAAACGAGCTTATACAAAACAAGGTAGAAATAAATATTGGAAAGCAATTGCAGATAAACATGGTTATGATGTAAAAATCATGCAAGATAATTTAACAGAAATGCAAGCATTAAATTCTGAAAAATTTGCTATTTCAATATTGTCAAATTATGGAAATTTAACAAATGCTTGTTTTGGTGGTGGTGGTATAACTGGTTGGAAACATACTGAAGAAACTAAAACAAATCAAAGAATTGGATTGCTAAATTCATATACACCTGAACTTTTGGAAATACGCAAGCAAAAAATGTTGCAGTTAAAGGTTGCTCAAAGACCAGAAGTAAGAGCAAAAATGTCAGCGGCAAATAGAGATTATCTTAAAGGCGCAAACAATCATGAAGCTGTTGCAATTAAGTGCAATGGCATAATTTACCCAACAATAAGAGCAATGTGCCAACAAGAACAAATTAAATTAAGCACTTTCAAATATTGGAGAAAAAACAATCAACTTGTAAAACATGGGATTGAAATATTATGAGCCTCCAAAGTATTTTGGCTATTGCTGAATCTGTGTCCATAAATGATAAAAAATTTGCTGGTCAAATGTTGTCACGCAATATGCGAATCAGCACATCGGAGATTCTTACTGTTCAGCCATTTCAATTCACTATTAAGCCAATGAATTATTTGCAGTACAGCACCAATCGCGGCGTGTTGTCTGCGCTTCGCACGGCTGACAGAATTACAGAGCAATACATCAACTTTGGCACAACTGGCTGGCTTAACTACATCAAATACCAAGGCGATATGTCCAGCGTTCAAGCAAACGCAACAACCATTGAAGTTGGAACGACAGGCAAGAACATTATTCTTGGAACATTACCAGCAATCACATCGACTTTGTACATTGTCAAGACAGGCGACTTTATTCAGATTGATCGCTATGCTTACATTGCCACGGCTGATGTTCAGCGCGGCGGCTCATCGACTGTGATCATTCCTGTTCACCGCACCATCATGACCACTGTATCGACTCAAAGCCCTGCTGTAATTGGTCAATATGGCACAACAACGAGCTTAGGCGGGTCAACCTATACGGGCATCACTTTTCCCGTTGTTTTGCGCGATTACCCGACCTATTCGCTTGTCCCAATGACCAATGATTCATTCATTCAATGGGATGGCACATTCAACGCTTATGAAGTGGTCTTGTAAATGAACATCATTGCGCCAGTTCAAGACACTAACGTCATTCGCTATGCTGACTTTGTGCGGATTACAACGTCAACGGCTGTCTATCGGTTTTCCACTGCGCCTACGGCAATTACAGTTGCATCGGTTGATGCGTTACCCTTTACAGGCTTGTCGCAACTGGTCAGCATTGGCTCGGCAACCAGAGACATTAAAAGCACCGCCAACGAAACGACAGTGACTTTGGTGGGCATAGATACCACCATGCTTGCTTTGGTGCTTGGCGCAAATATCAAAGGTTCAAAGATTGAAATGTGGCATGGGTTTTTTAATGCCGCTGGCAACTTGATAACCACAACCAATTCGGCATGGATAAACTCATCAAACTATTATCTTGAATGGACAAACAACAAGAATGTCCAAGTGCCTTGGCAATCTTCAATATCAAATAGCGGTTTGTATCAATATTTCACAGGCTTCATCAACAGCTTCAGCATCAGTGAACAGTGGATGGAGGAGATTCGCGGCTATGTTGGCACAGTGACTGTCAGCGCATCCAGCATTCAGCTTATTTTGCAAAACCGCACGGCTGGACGCTACACAAACAACAACGCATGGACACAATTCAATGCAACCGATACCAGCATGAATCGCGTCAACTTCATTCAAACGATAAACTACCAGTTCGGTAAAAACGCAAGCCCCAACTCATAGGATAAAACATGATAAGACAAGCCAATAAATTTGACATGGAAGCCATTGTTCGGATGCTCAAAGCATACCGCGACAAAGCACCAGCGCAATTTCTGCGAGATTCCAGCAATCAGGAACATATTGAAAAACTGATAACCAACATCATTGCTGGCGCGGGTTTCATTTTGCTCGCTATCAAAGAAGATGACCCTGTGGGCATGGTAATTGCCGCACAACATCCCAACATTTGGAATCCAGATGTGACGCAAATTAGCGAGATTGCATTCTGGATTGACGAGGAACATCGAGGTGGCAAATTTGCCCATCGACTGCTTCACGCCTACATTCAGCAATGTGAAGAATGGAAGCAAGAAAACCGCATCCAATTTTTCAGTCTCAGTAAAATGGTCAATAGTCCCGACTTGTCTTATGAAAAGTTCGGTTTTGAAAAGTTGGAAGAAACGTGGATTAAATAATCATGCCCGGTTCAATAATTGCTTATGCTATCTTGGGGGTAAATACAGGCTATGCTTATGCCGCCTTGTCTTTTGCCATCAATATGGTGGCATCTTCAATTCTTGCCAAGCAATTTTCCAATGATTCAAACCTTAACAGCACGGGAGGCGATCAGTTAAATCCCGGCAGTCGTTTGCAAATTCCCCCTGCTGGCGACAATAAGATTCCAGTTATCTATGGCTCGGCTTACACGGGCGGCACAATCACTGACGTATCCATTACCAACGATTATCAAAATCTGTACTATTGCCTTGCCTTGTGCGAGGTGACCAACACCGAAAGCGGCGGCACACCTGACACAATCACCTTTGGCAACGTCTATTGGGGCGGCAAGCGGGTTGTTTTTGACGGGACAGGCTATGTGGTGGCTTCGCTGTTGGATGAGTCTACGGGGCTTTACGATTACTCTGTTGCTGGCAAGTTGGAATTCTATTTTTATCGCAACGGTTCAACAAATCCAACCAATAGCAGTTTTTTTGCTTATGGCCCTCAAGTCATGGGTAATACCAATTTGATTTATCAGTGGAATAACACCAAGTTGATGAGCAACTGTGCGTTTGTGATTATCAAAATCAGATATTCAGCAAGCGCAAACCTGACGGGCATTCAACAGACCAAATTTCAAGTCACCAATTCAAGATACGCGCCCGGCGATTGCTTTAGCGATTATTTATTTTCCACTAGATATGGCGCGGCTATTTCTACTGCCAACATCAACAGCACCAGTTTGACCGCGCTGAATGCTTATTGCAATCAGCCGTTTACTTACACAACCTATACCAGCGGCAGTAACACATTGCCGCAACGATTCCGCTTTGATGGCGTTTTGGATACGCAACAGCCAATCATGACCAATCTGCAATACATGGCTACTTGCTGTGATTGCTTGTTACGTTACAACGAAATATCAAATACATGGGGCGTAGTGGTTCAAAGCCCAACTTATACAGTTGCAATGGCATTGAATGACAGCAACATCATTGGTTCTATCAATGTTACGCCTTTGGACATTGCTTCATCATTCAACATTGCCGAAGTCAAATTTCCTGACAGTTCATCGCAAGACAGTTTTAATTCGGCGACATTCAATCTTGCAGTAATAAGCCCATCGTTGCTTTATCCAAATGAACCAGTTAACAAACAGTCAATCAGTTTGCCTCTAGTAAACAATGACGTTCGCGCACAATATCTTGCCAATCGTTTCTTGGAAGCCTGTCGTGAAGATTTGCAAATTCAACTGACTATTGGTTATGTTGGCTTGCAATTAGAAGCTGGCGATATTGTTTCATTGACCAACACAAATTATGGCTGGTCTGCTAAGTTATTCCGCATTGCCAAAGTGACAGAGAATTTTGGCTCTGATGGAACAATCACTGCAACGCTGATGTTGACTGAGTACAACAGCGCGGTCTTTGATGACACAAACATCACGCAATTTACGCCATCACCCAACACTGGTTTGGCTTCACCTTTGACATTTGGAACAATTCCAACGCCATCGGTTGCCGCAAATTATCCCAATGCCGCAAACCCGTATTTCATTGTCAACACCAATACCTCATCAGCGGGTATCGTTGATTATGTTGAGTTATGGTATTCGGCTTATGCAAGCCCGACTACCGCACAACGCATATTTGCTGGAACAACGGCAGTTGCATCTGATGGCAACCCATATTCACCAAACACTGCTTTAACCGTCACGCTGTCAGACATTTCTGCTGGTAATTGGTATTTCTTCACCCGCATGGTCAATGGACTTGGTTCAAGCATTTACAGTTCAGCATCAACGGTGTTTCAATGGCGACCAACTACATTTACCTATCAGAATCAATATTTGATTGTTGCCTATGGTGATGACCTTGTTGGCACAAACATTTCATCATCGCCTACTGGTAAAAATTATTACGGGTTGTACAACAGCGCATCAAACACATATAGTTCAACTGCATCAAACTACACATGGTATTTGGCGCAACCGACATTTGGCACAGTCAATAAACTTGCATACATAAATCGTACAGGCAGAAAATTTAGCTTTGGTACTGCGCCAGCGGGATATGCGTCATCGACTGCGGCTTATGTGCCTACGTCAACTTTTGATAATTCTATTTGGTCTGCATTGCCTGATGGCACAAACTACATTGACCTTGATGTACGCACGGGTCAACTTACGCGCACAGGAACGACCACGGTTGGTTCTGGACAGATTGCAATTACAAACAACCCTGATGGAACAATGATTGGGTCTTTGGCTCAATTTTTAAATTTTGGTGGGCCAACAACTTACACATCTTCAGTTGCTCAGTTGACCATTGATATTTATGGTCGAGTGGTCGGTGTTATTCAGCCTGATAATTTTTATTACACATCAGAAGATTTCACCGCAACCGCAGGGCAAACAATATTTACTCCAGCGGCACGACAAGCAGGATACATCACTGGTCAAGATTTGGTGTTCCGCAATGGCGTGTTGCTTGATACAACTGAATATACAGAAACAAGCACAACAGTCACCATGAACACGGCTTGCGTGGTGGGTGAATATGTTGCCATTGTTTCTATGCGTTCTGTGGCGGCATCTATTACTTATGAAGATTTGGGTTTGTTGTATTCCAGCGGCACAGGAACAACAACGCTAACCTACACCAATTTGCCAAAACAAATTATCAATGCTGGCGATAAATTAACATTCAGCAATTCTGGCACACCAACACAATACACAGTTTCAACAATTAACTACACAACCAAACAAATTGTTTTTACTGCGGCGTTCACGGCATCTGCTGGTAATTCTGTTTATCGCTATCGTGCATCTGGCTCAACATACCCATCATTTAGCCGCTGGACTGCAACATTGACTGCGGCAAGCACTTACACGCCCACAACATTCCAGTTGGTGTCAGGTTCTGAGTTTCTGTTCTTAAACGGCACTGTGGTAAATGACCAAGACTATGATTTGGTCGGCAACACAGTTAACAATTTTCCAAGCACAGCAACAGGAAATTTCACAATCATTCAATTTGCCGCAAACAATCAAGGTGTGCCAAATGGATTGCCATCATCTACGTCAACATTCACAATTAGTGGAACACCAACCTACATATTTTCATATACGCCAAATTATTTTGAGATTTTTGGCAATGGGTGTTATTACGATCAAGGTACAGATTACACAACGGCATCAGGTTCTTACACGCTTGTGCCAACGCCGACAAACAACACAACAGTTCTTGTTCAACAAACATACAACGCCGCAGGAGTAGCATGACACAAGCATTTAATCTTTCACAACTTGCCAACAACGTAAACACTACTGGTCAGCTTAATGCGGCGGCTGGTTTGTATAACCAACTACCAGTAGCAAATGGCGGTACTGGTGTTGCAACAGTTGCATCAGGAAATATTCTTGTTGGTGCTGGCACTGCGGCAATGACTGCATTAGCTGGTACAAATGTTAATGATGTTGTTACTTGGAATGGTACAGCTTGGGTTTCTACTGTTTCTGGTGGTGGCCCTGCACCCATATTGCGTGTTTATACATCACCATCGCCTTGGATAAAACCAGCATCGCTTAAAGGTGTAAAGGTAACCGTAGTAGGCGGGGGTGGAGGTGGTTTAGGAATAAGTAATGGTACAGTGGGTCTTATTTCTTCTGGCGGCGGTGGCGCAACAGGAATAACAGTAATTGCCGCGCCATCTATTCCCGGCCCTGTTACTGTTACTGTTGGAACTGGTGGCGCGGGTGGGGCTGGCACTGTAACAACTCCAAGCACTGTTGGTAATCCGGGTGGTACTGGGAATACTTCTAGTTTTGGTACTTTAATTACTGCAACTGGCGGCACGGGTGTACCCGGCCCTATTCAAACTTTATCACCAGGGGCAGGCGGGGCAATAACTCCAAGTCCAACTATTTTAGGTATGGATGGCGTACCCGGTCGTCAAATATTAATAAGTCCGGGCACTCCATTAGTAAGTATCTATAATGTAGGCGGTAGTTCTGGTTTTGGTTTTGGTTTTGGGTCACAAAAATCGCCAATTAATACAAGTTCAACTATTGGTTATGGTGCAGGCGGTGCATCAGGCAATGTCCCTCAGACCGCTGGATTAAATGGTAGTAATGGTATTGTTATTGTTGAGGAGTTTTATTGATGAAAGCACTTATTTCACCCATTGAACCAAGACAAACTGGTTATCGTGTTGCACAAATATCCGAATCAGAATTTGAAGTAGCACTTCCTTTGTTTTGGGTAGACTGTGCAGATACCGACAAAGCAGATCAATGCTGGTATGACCCAAGCGACCAGACAATCAAACCATTTGACATTACAGGATAAATTATGTGCGACCAACTCAGCCAATTTGTTGTTGAAAAGTATGTTCACCTCAAGAATTTTCTTGCGGAACAATCATGTGTTGAGTTGACCGCAGAATTGAAACGTCTGGTTGCTGAAAAGCAAACTACACAAGACAGTCAATGCCCAAAATCTGAAGCCATACACGGCGCAATGGCATTTGATAAATTGCTGGTTGATTTGTTGCCGCATTTTGAACGTGTGTCTGGTCGGCGGCTTTACCCAACATATTCTTATGCTCGCTTGTATGCGCCCGGCGAAGATTTAACCATCCATACAGACCGCGAATCCTGCGAAATCAGTGCAACCCTTACCCTTGGCTTTGAGGGCGATGTGTGGCCTATCTACATGGGTGATGAGGGTAAGGCTAACGCAAGCAAGATTGACATGGTTGTAGGCGGTGCTGTGCTTTATAGGGGTATGGACAAACACCATTGGCGCGAAACATACACAGAGGGCAAGTGGCAAGCACAGGTGTTCTTGCATTACGTTGATGCTGATGGCCCACACGCTGAATGGAAATTTGACAAGCGACCATCACTTAACTTGCCATCGCCTGAAATGCGGCATTGGATTTATAACGACATCCTGACACCTGAAGCCTGTGATTCACTTGTTAAGCTGTACACACAAGACCGTTTGGAAAAAGAACCACCGCACATAGGCAATGGTCAAATTGATACATCTATTCGCAATGTCACCCGTGTGATGTTGCCAACATACAAAGACATTGGCGGTCGGCTTGCGGCGGCAGGGCTTTGGGCAAACAAACAGATGTGGAACTTTGATGTTACCCATTCCAATCAAGCTGAATTCCTTGCATATCCCGCAGGAGGGCGGTATCAAGCCCATGTGGACACATTCCTACAACACGGCGATGAATGCCGCAAATTGACGGTTTTAGCGTTTCTGAACGATAATTTCAAGGGCGGCAAGTTCTTCTTGCAAGACGGGCAGAATCGTTACTATCCACCGCAGTCAAAAGGCACTGTGTTGGTGTTTCCATCTTTCATAATGCACGGCGTGGAAGATGTGGAGGAGGGCGAACGGTTTTCTGTTGTTTGTTGGATGGTAGGCAAATTTTTTAGGTAACAAAATGAATTCACCCATTCTGGCGGTTCGCAATATTAGCGATGAAGAATTAAAAACAATGTTGCGCGAAGCGGCTGAATGGGGCGCAAAACGCGCGTTGGCTGACATTGGCTTGCATGATGATGACGCTGGCTCAGACGTTAAGGAATTGCGCGGCTTGCTTGAGACATGGCGCGATGCAAAGCGCACGGCATTCAGAACGGCAGTCAGTTGGCTGACCAAAGGATTCCTGATTATGATGATTGGTAGCGTCTGGTTTTACGCAAGCAAAAAGGGGTAAAAAATTGACCCTATCACTCTGTTGGTCATGGCAAATAGTTGCGTGGCGGCTATACGACAAGGTGCGACACTTTACAAACAAGCCAAAGAATCTTTTCTTGAAATCAAAGCCACCGCTGATGAGGTGGTTGGCATATATAAGGAAGTTACTGGATTTTGGAGTAACTTTAGTAACTTCTTCAAACCCAAAAAATCAACGCCCAAGCCTGTGGCGAAAGCGCGGAAAAAAGAAAAGTTTGTCGCCTACACAGAGACACAAGCCGCCGCCGACATCGTTAAGCAACTGACCGAATTCTTTTCCCTGCAAGACCAGCTTAACGAATATTTAAGGGCTGAAGAATTGAAAGCTGAAACTTACGACCCGACCATGACCAATGCGGAAATGATGGGTTCGGCAATGAACAGAATCATGTGTCAGCAACAGATGCAAGAATTGGAAGTGACGATTCGGGAAATCATGGTGTACCAAACACCGGGCTTGGCTGACCTGTACACCCAGACATTTGAACTTCGCGGCAAGATGCAAGAACAGCAAACCAAGGCACGACTCGCACAAGAAGCGCAAGACAGGCGGGACTCATGGCTACATCGGGAAAAAGAAAAGAACCTCAAATTAAAAATAGCGTACCTTTTGGCAACGGCGTTCCTGCTCCTGTACGTTTGGCTGTGGCTGATACTCCTCAATCGGTGGCAAAAGACATAATGGGATGGGTCGCTATGTCCATCTGTATAGGGTTGCTACTACCCTTGCTTGGATTCCTGTATGTGGATATATTGACTGCAAAGCATGAAGTCAAGACGCAAAGCGAAAAGATTGAACAACTCAGGCGAGAAATTGAAAAGGAAAGACGAGATGCAAACCCCGACAGACCCAAATGACACAACCGTCAAGCATTTTATTTATTATTACGCTTGGTTTTGGGCAATTACTTCAGTGCTTTATTTTTTCTGTGTGACGTTTATTTTGTTGCCAGACGGCGGTCGAGACTTTGCCAACATCATTCTTGGGTTCTTGCTTGGTACGGCAGTTGCAACTATCATTTCATTTTTTTACGGGTCAAGCAAGTCAAGCAAAGACAAGACTGATGCAATGCTAAAAACTGACGAAGTACCAAAACCATAAGGGACAAACATGGAACAAACACTAAGAGGCAAGCTAACCTACAAGGTAACCTTAATGGTGGCTTCCACTCTATGCATTGTGGTGTTCAGTATGGTGTTCACCTTGATGTTTGGATTGTTTGATGAAAAAGTGGACAACACCGAAATTTTTAAGCTAATCAGTCCTGCATTTCAAACAGTGGTTGGCGGGTTTATTGGTCTATTGGCTGGCATCAAGTTGTCCCATGACGATGAAGAAATCACCAAACCATGAGTTTATTTAATCCTTGGGTAATACTTACCTTAATTTGTGCTTTTATTGGCTTTGGCTATGAATCATATTTGATAGGCATAAAACATGAGGAAAAACGCCAACAACTTGAGATTGCCGCATTAAATGCCAAGGCCAGAGAAACAGAACAGCGCATGGCAGATGTCGCCCAAACTTATGCACAGACACTAAGGAAAACTAATGATGTTGCAAAAATTAAAGAAACTAGGCTTCGTGCTGATATTGCCACTGGCGAGCGTAAGCTGTTCGTTTCTATCAAAGCCCCCGATTGCCCCATACAAACCGCCGCAGATGCCACCATTACCAGCAGAAATACAGAAACAAGAACCGAACTTGACCGAGGAATTGCTGAGGCTCTTATCAATATCACCAGCCGAGGCGACCAAGCCATCAGGCAATTAAATGTTTGTGTTGACCAGTACGAAAACATGAGGAATGCAAAATGAAATTAAGCCCATCATTTACGCTTGACGAATTAACGCATACTGATTTGCGGCAGTATGACAACACACCAACTGACGGCGAATTGGAAAACCTTGTCCGTTTGGCTGAATTTTTAGAGCAAGTCAAAGTCGTGCTAGGTGGCAAGCCCATCATTGTGAATTCTGCATTTAGGTCAAAAGCTGTAAATGATGCAGTGGGTTCAAAAGATGGCAGTCAACATCGCAAGGGCTGTGCGGCTGATATTCGTGTACCGGGTATGACTCCTGACCAAGTGGTTAAAGCAATCATTGAATCAGGCTTGCCGTATGACCAAGTGATACGCGAGTTTGACCGCTGGACTCATGTCAGCATTCCAAACACAATGGTTGCCGAACCTCGCGGCATGGCGTTAATTATTGACAAAGGCGGCGCAAGGACTTACGCCTAATCTTGCCAATCGGCAAGCCAGTTTGCAAGCAGACAGCAAACGCCAACGGTGACCGCACCGCCAAGGAACAGAACAAATACCAGCACCAGAAAATCCATCATTTTGTTTTCCTTGATAAAGCCTTGGAATAAATGAACACTTGATTCTTTTCGTTGATGTCGCGGTTATCTTGCTTGCGTTTGGCGTATTCCTCACCCTGCTTAAGCCGCTTCATTTTGATGTCGCGTGTCCAGATGCTTTTGCCGCTGTAATCAAATGCCGTGGTCATTGAGTTCTTTCAGTTTGGCTTCAATGGCTCTGGCAAAACGAATATGCACTTCCTCATCAGCATCAGCCGCAGTTTGAAAAAGTTCTTCAATTTCATCATCCGTCAGCCCTACAAATTTACGCTGTAACTTTGCTTGACATAACGCATCTAGTTCTTCTTTATATGCTGGATAGTCATTGTCATTGAGGTTTTGCCGCAAGAAGCGGTCAATTCTGTTGTAAGCTGTTGTCATGTGTTCTTCTCCTTGAGTTTGGACATTAAATTTTGAACAAAATCATGTAATGATGGGCTTTGTTCATCTAATTCGTCAAGCTCTTGTTGAGTTAAGTCAACCCATGTGCGCTCTGGCTGTGCCAATGCTTTTTCAACAACAGCAATAGCTTCCGCTGTTCCGCATGGCTCACCGCCGTGACAAAACTTTAGTGCATCAAGTACGAGTTTTAAATCATCTTGTGTCATTTTTTCATTCTCCGAACATAACTTGCAAAACTGTCAATGGTGTCTTTGCCAAATGGCGTTTTAAACATGACTTCAATTTCACGCGCTACTTCTTCAAGCACTTTGTTCCGCAATTCATCATAAAACTGCTGTTGCGTTTTTGGTTCTGTCGGTTTATTGAATTCACTCATAGCAATCCCCATCCAAACATAAAAAAGAAACTGTAAACCTTGCAAATGATGCCAACAACAATCGCCCAAAACAAGGAAGTCAAGATTGTGATTGCGTGTCTCATTTTAGAAACTTATCCCGTGCTGGTTTGAATGCTTGCCTAAATTCAAAGAAGTTTGCGTGAGCTGGGTTGATGAGAGCAAACAACCGACCAAGGTAAGGAATGATGTTGTTGTTAATTTTCCAGCCCGTGTCGGGGTTTTCTGCAAGGGCTGAATGGTGGCGCAAGACTTCCACAATAACCCGCGCAGAATAGTGTTTAAAGCCTTTTCTGAGTACTTTTAAGGCTTCAGCTTCAAAGGCCATCCAGATATGATGATTTTCAGGAAGCCATTCAAGAAATTCGGCACTAAACTGATCCTTGTTTTCAAATGCAACGTCTTCAGTGGATGCTTGAAACAAATCAAAATTTTTCATGTTTACTCCAATACTTTGTAACCGCGACCGTTAAGGCAAGTCTTAACAATTGCTTGACGGCGTTGATAAGCTGACCATGCGCCTGAGCCACTACCTACTAATGCCCCACTTGCAAACCCTGCGCTGGCGGCTGATTTAACAGGCATTCCTGTTTTGCTGGCAATCCATGCACTTAAAAGGGCTGATGCCGCGCCTTGGATGGCGGCTGACTTTGCCATTTCGGTAGGGACATGAACTTCCTCTGAAATGCGTTCGCATTCCATTTGATCGAGGTAGATGTTGCCGGGTGTCGTGCTGAACTTTGGATCAATGATGATCTTGTTCGCGCATCCGACCAGCAATAAAAGCAAAAGATATTTCATGTTAAACCCTCATTTCGCGTTTTTGAGTACGAGTCAAACCAAGATGAAAAACACTTGACACTTTTTTGTTGACCCGTGTCCTGTACCGTTTTGAATTGGCATGAGGATTTGCCTTTGGCTTTTTGACATCAGGCAGATCACCCAAGGCATAAACAGAACGGGGATACCGCCGCTGGTTTTCATGCTCATGGATGTATCTGGCTTTGTAAATCCGCTTAGGAAGATGTGGCGATTCCTTGTTCATGCGCGAAAGCACCGCACCGCCTTGTCTACGATCAATATCCAATTCATCGCAGATTTCGGCTGAAGTCAATTCACCGTGCTGGCGCAAAAGCCGTTCAATCTTGGCAACCAAGACACCGTAAGCCAGCTTCATATCTTGGACTCCAGAATGCGGCGCAATTCTTTTTCTTTGACTTCAACTTCATCCAAGAACTTGACCACTTCAAATTCAAGAGCGGCAATATATTCATTGTCACGTTCAACCGTCTGAATGAACAATTGCAATCCTGCTGGACAGCGGGGGTCGAATGACACATAGTCCACCCATTTCCTGCCTGTTACCGCCATTTGCCACATCATCTGGTCTTTATAGACTTTGGCAATAGGTTGAACCAAAAACATATTCAGGTGGTTTTTTGTCATTGGGCATTTGATTTCGACCATGCCCTCATCGCCCACAAGGCCATCAGGGCTTGCTGAAGACATCGCAATGCGCGGGTGGTCAATAGACCCTACCTCAGTCACCAAAACGCCCATATGGGCTTCGTAGGCACTGCGAGCGTACTCCTCCTGATCAACAGCCCACTGCATGGCTGGCGAGCTAAAGGTGACCGTATTGATGCCTGTCAGACGCTCCACGACCAGTTGGAACATATAGTCATCGCGGGAAGCGGCATAGCCTGTCTTTGTTTTGGCAACAATGTCAGAAATGCGTGAGCCAGTGGCTTTGCCCAGACGGGCGGCAAACCATTCAGGTGTTTGCTGTTTCATGCTTTTGCTCCTAATTTGGCTTTCATGTCATCTTTGGCTTGAATAAAGCGATTTTGTGTTTTCTTGTCGTTGTCTGCCGCCTTGTAAGCATCGCTATATGCCTTGGTCAATTCAGCAATGGTGGTGGCATCAAAGATTGCGGTCAGATGATCGGCAAGAATATTTGCTGGCATACCGCGACCAACTTCAAAACTCTCATCATCGGAATCAGGTTCGCCCTCTAAGGGGATTGCAAACGACTGAAAGCAAGCGTATTTGTATGCGCTGGACATGGCCTTATTGGTAGCCTTGTCGCCTGAATCCATTGCTTCACCGTAGGTTTTGACAGTGTGCTTAGACCCATCTTCCACGGCAACAAAATCAAATTCAGCTTCCACTGTCACATAGAACAAAGCACCGCCGCTTTTGGATACCCGTTCCTCGCAAACCCGTGAAAGCATTCTGGGTAGGATGCACAGGCCATGATCAGCCAGTAGTGGCGCAATAGCGTTATAAACGTCATCAATGCCGCGAAACTT